CCCAGGGTTAAACCCATCCCCCCGCTAGTGTGCGGGGGCCCAACGGCGTTTTAGTGTGACTGCGCCGTGCAGTGCAGATCGATCCAAATGCTGGCGATCAATGACAAGAACGTCCTCTAAGGACGCCTTAGCAGAGAAAGCTTTGCAGAGATCGGCCGTAGAACCAGCCTGGCTGGTGAAACGACTATCCTGTTCCGAAAACTCGGACTTAGATAGGCACTTCAAAAGCGCAGACCACCCATCCAGTTCATCAGAGCGATAAACTGGACTTGGTTTCCAACCCTTTACTTCAAAGCGTTGGTAAGAGGGTTTAAGAGCGTTAGCAGTTTCCTGCCAACGTTCAACACTCTCGAAACCAAGGAACGAGTACCGGCCCAACACACTCGCTGTCTCTCGGACATAGGGCAAAGGCCCTAATATCTTCTCAAGTTTCAAAAACATGAGACTTGTGGTACGCCAATAACCCTTCAGGTAGAAGAGGTTTGCCGTCGCACACCAAGATATTAACGAATGATGTTGCCTCCTGTCCTCAGGACACGGTTGCCGCACATACGTAGGTGTAACCTCGTAGCCAGCAAAAGCGTCAACGCCGCATGACTCTCTAAAGCTTCCGCGATAGAAAGTCTTAGCAGTGTTCACCTTACAGTTGTATTTACGTAGGTGATCGAGAACAGCGTCCGCATTCGTGGCGGGGACGATAATATCGTCTCCGTACACGTATACGCTGCGAGAAACTTTAAAACAGTTTCTCTGCGTATAGGAAAGGCCACTTGCCTCCAGCAGAGCGACTACACAAATAGTGTAGAAATACATCGCTTCTACTGGAAAGCAAAGAGCACTACCCATTGACGCAAACTTCTGGAGAGGATCGATAATTCGATCGTCAGGAAGTTGCGCTCTAGTCGAACGACATGCTAGAATTGAATCCTTTAAATCAGGATTCGCATCAAACATTCTAATAGCAAGGTCAAGAGGTACTCTATCACTCGCTTCAGAGAGATCGATAGTTGCTAATCGACCGTCCTTCGACGACGTCAATGCTAATTTCTGGTTATAAGACTGATCACGGAAATTAATCCGTTCTCGAGTCATCCAGAAAGACTCTATCCTATCATAAAGATAGTTTCGAATCCCTTGTTGTGCATATTGCATACACACAGGTTCGA